TTTTGCCCCTGCCCAAGCAACTTCTTGAAATTCTCTTGGAGAAATTCCATGTTTTTTTGCTAAATTAATAACAACTTCTTCATACGCGCCATAACTGTCACCTTGAGGCATTTGTAACTTCGGATCGAAAAGTTGGCTCATTTGTTTATCAACTGTCGCGCTAGATTTGTCTCCAAGGAAATTATTTTGGAAATTGAATCGTTTTGGGTCTGCTGTATCAATGCCCTTGTCGGCAAATTTTTTATACATATTGATATTGCCAGCGATATACTGCCCACCCGCTGGGAACGGCATATCGTAAGCATTTTCCGGGTATGGAATATTATTTTCTTTCAAAAAATTACCATACATCGCTGTTCGTAAATTTTCTTTAGGAGCCGCTCCGCCAGTCGTCGCCGCCATTGGTTGTGCAAATTTTTCTTTGAACGCTTTACGCCCTGCATCTGGGCCTAACTCTTTTATAAACGCCTCTTCTAACTGCCTCATGTAATACCAGTTATTAGAATTTTTTATTTTCGTGCCTTCTTTAAAAGCATCTTCTAATCGAGCAATCCCGTCTGGGTGTTGCGCCCTTAAACGAGCAGTTGCTCTTGTCTCAGGTTTTTTTGCCCAAGAATCTTTTTGAGTGCTTGAGCCGATCTTATAAGGTTTAGGATTAACATCCGATCTTTTACTAACATCGAACATTGGAGTGTAGTTACCCGCGTCAATATCTTTTTGAGCTTTGGTAACTTGTTTCGATATAGCAAGTGCTTCTGGAGAATTTTGTTTTGATGGAAATACAAGCGTTGCCGGATACTCTTCACCAGCTTCTACTTTTTCATCCCAACGATATTGTTTATCAGCCGAAGTTCCCAGTTTTTTCTTCGCCAACTCTTTTTGAGTTTGTTTAAAAACAGGTGGCACAACTGGTGGGTATGTTGGTAGCGGTTGTGGTACACTGTCAGTATTTGACAAGACAGGAACGCCACTAGAGGCGGGTTGCGGCTCTCCACTACCAGCTTTTACATTACCAGTTTTTGCATCCCCTAACAATCCTTTTTTTACACCTTCTTTTATACCAGCGACTGTTCCTGGCACTGGTATCATTGCAATACCCGCACCCGCCATGCCTAACTTTGCAAGCGCATCTAAATAATCACCGCGACCAAATGCTTCACCGGATGCGCGGCTGTCGTTGACTATTCCTTTTATGTCAGCCTGTGGGCCGACTATATCTGCGCCACCTAATAAGCCAGTTTTCATTTGTTGATATGTCGGCACATTTAACCCAAGGCGTCGACCAACATCAATAGGATCAGGGATACGATAATCGTATAATTTATCTAATAAACCCGCCATGTGATCCTCATTATATAAATGGTACGCCAGAGTTTATTTCTTGCTGGTACTTATTTTTATTTCTTTGTAATACTTTCACACGATCCAACACGTCTTGATCCCAAGTGACATAATTGCGAGTAGCGTTTGGTTGCGTTCCAATACGGCTCTGCTCATCCAAGAAACGAGTGCCAGGAATACCCACGCTTTTTAAAAATTCTGAAGCCTTCTCTGGGCTTCCGTGAATATCTATTAGTTTTCTATAAATTTCCGCTCCACTTGCGGCATCTCCAGAGTTTTTTATTTCAAACATAGACGCATCATTTCCAAATGATTTTAATAAATTATCAGCCTCTTCTTGAGTTGCAAATTTTTGAGATACTGGTTCTTTTTGCCCTTTAGGATAAACTCTAAAATTAGGTTCCATAATTCCGCTGAGAGCTTGTTTAATAAAATTAGGTTGTGCGCTTAACGGTGCGTCCCAATCTAAATACTTCGCAATATCTTCGTCTGGGATGTCTAATTTGTAAAGTTGAGATTTTGTAGGAATTTTCCCTAATTCGTCCGCTACACGGTTTGCCGTGCTTTTCATTGATTCGTCATAATCGGCAGTATTGTAACGCTTGCGAAGTTCACTAGGAGTTTCATGCATCATCGCATTTTCCCAAACCTCCATTGCCTCATAATCTTCACTTCTTTCGGCTTGCTTATATTTTTGCATCATGATTTCTTCGGCATCGTAATCTCTTGGCGAATACTGTTTTGCAACATTAGGTTTTTCCGCACTATAAAAACCATGACCATAAGCCTGATTTCCCTCACCTGACCCTATCTTATCCAAGCGAGGCCGTCCCTGTGGATACCCTGGCTCGGGTTTCCATTTGTTGGGGCCGCCATGATACAGGTTCATTCCCACAGTCGATGAGGGTCGGGCTGGAGATAATAAGCTCGGTAAACTAATCGTACCAGCCGCATCAAAGACACTTTTAAAAGCGGGGTGAGTTACTGGTGCATTAGCTGGCAGTCTCATTGCCGTGCCTAAATTATCAAAACTTTTTGCCGCATCGATCAGCAGACCTGGGTAAGTCATTTGACCCCGTCCCGTTTTATCATAGCCGAAGGGATAAAAACTTCCCCTACTCACTATATTTGGGTCAGGTGCCATTAAATCTAATAAACCCGCCATAAAAACACCCTTAAAATAATATCAACAAATATGATATTCGCTATTGACTAATTGTGACAAGTCACTATTATACTCCTATAAACGAAATACTTAGGAGAAGACAAAATGATTACGAGATACAAAATTGAAGAAACAACTACAGTTCCAAGCAACCCAAACGATGAGGCTACAATTTACGTTTCAGAACTTTTTAATTCTGTAAAAGAAGCGCAAGCATTTATTGATAAACGAAATGTCCTTCACGCAGAAATCGTTCGTGAATATAAAATAATTGATGTTGTTTGTGGTTACGCAAATAACAGTGGTTACAGCGACATTCACCCATACGAAATTGTTAAAGTTATTTCTGATAAAACAATAGAAATCAGAGAAATGGACGCTGAAGAATTACCTTGGAAGCGTGATTTTCACGAAGGTGGTTTTTTCGGACATACAGCAAATCAAGACAAACAAAAATGGGATATTAAACCCAACGCAAAAAAACAACCGATAAAAGCACAATTAAAAAAAGATGGCTACTTTCACTCAAATGTTGGGAAACATTACATCGAAGCAGAGCCTCGCAGATTTTACGATTACAATTTTTAAAACAAACCAGGCGGCGGGTTAACACCCCCGCCACCCCTTTAAACAAATAGGAGATCGACAAAATGACCTCACCAACAGAACTCAAAATGACCTTACCAACAGAAATGATGGACGCTTGCCCTTTTGATAATATTTTTGTTTGTTCTGATATTGATGAACAAACAAATGAAAAAATCTGGTTAATTAAAATTCCATTGATGAGGGGGTCAGATTGCCTCACTGTAAATAAAAAATTTACATCACGTTTTAGCGCAGAAATTTGGGGTGCCAAAAATTTAACTGTTCAAGCACTTGTAAATTTTGTTCTTGAATCAAATGATTTTCAAGAACGAATTTTTAACTGTTGGCCCCCTTTTGAAGACGATCGTGGGATTGATTTAGACGTTTTGCTTTGTTCCTCCAGAATAGACACTTAATAATAATCAACCAAAATAACCCCCCTCACTCAATTGGGGGGTTAATAATTTTAACCTTACATCTTTTACAAACTAAGACCCTGTCCTCAGTGTCAGGGTCAAATTTATGCCACATAAAATAACAATAAATACTGCAACAAAAATTAGACAAATTGGTTACTGTTTGGGTAATCCAATTTAGACTTCCACGGCTTACGATATGCACCGAACGACGCCATGCCTTCACGGTATCCGACACAAAGATAACGCATCGCATCGGCAAAATGCGAGTTATCGTCATGTAGCGGTAAACCAGACGTCTCTTTAACGCGATAATTTTTTAATGCCTTCAACAAGTCATGGCAATGAGTAGAGCTAATCCAAACACGAGGTAATAAAGCGCGTACCGCCTCAATCCCTTCGGCAACTTTTCGCATAGGGACAATGGTAGGATTGATACCAAGTTGACGGAGTATGTCAGAGCGGCGTTGTGCAGTTGCTCCAAGTATTCTGGTATCCGTGTCGTGAGGAAATAAATGATCGCCATAACTATACCCTTTATCAAATGCTCGTTGCTGTAATACCTGGACGTAGTGTGCTAGACCCTCACCGGATGCCTGATAATCGTCAACGATCCTTATCTGTGATCCAGACGTCTCTTGCCAAAATATAACCGTTGTCTTATCTCGGACACCTAAATCCCAGCTTGTGTTTACAAGTAAATTTTCGTCGTGTGGTACGTTTCCAATGCGCTCTTCATGCTCGGCCTTTGCGAGTTGCTCGGCGTAGTACGCGCCCGTGATTGAGGCCGTCCAGTCGCACTCCATTTCCTGACGATATATATTGTCGGATAACTGCTCTTTCAGTTCGTCGAGTTCTTCCTGCGGCAGTACATTCGTCTTACTGGCTGGAAATAAACAGGCAAACCACTTTGAGTTTCCGGCGTCCATTTCGGCCTTTGCTTGGTCGTAGATGGCCTTAAATGCGTCGTCGCCCTTTGGCGTCCCTATCCATAAAACTTTGCCCTGGCGGTCTGCAATAGCTGGCCTGACAATAGACGGAAACACCTTTGCGCTGATGTCTGCATACTCATCAAAAATTACGGCGTCTAAAAATAAGCCTCGGATTTGTTCCGACGAATCATTAGAGCCTGATAGTAGATGTATTGTTATACGCCCAGTCGGGTGGGGTATTTCGACCCTGAGTTTAGCGGCGTTATATTTAACCCCTGGGAACATCTCTGTAGCGTCCTTCACGTACTGAAATGCGACCTTCTCAGCCTGACTAAAGGTTGGTGCTATATAAGCCCCCTGCGGGTTTTTGTGGACGCATTCAAACAGCGATCTAACGAGCCAGTGTATCGCCATATACGTCTTGCCAAAACGACGATGCATCACGCAGACATTATAGCGTGTGGAGTTGTCGTGGAATTTCTTTTGTAGCGGCCTCGGTGTATATGGGACGATTATTTTTTTAGGGGGCATATGGCACCAATTTACTTACCCTTTTTTTTACCCATAATTTTTTTTACACCCTTTTTATTTTTTTTGGGTGGGCGTCCTACATTTTTTCCGTATGTTCCTTTTCCTTGTGGCATTTATTTTCCTTTCCGAAAACTTGTGTGTTCTGCCTGTTTGTATCCTACCATCATCATCGCCGAGCCGTGGCCCCAGGGCGGTGCGGGCTCGGATAAAGGGGGGGTGCCTTTTTGTCGCATAATGCATTATATGGTAAATAGGTTATTGTTTGTTATCAATGACTTAACATTTATTGCGATATTATGAACGTTATTTTATGCTAAAAACACAAGATGTTGTGTCTAACATTCGTTCGATCCAACGATTAATTGAGCTTGGATTTCCCTGATTTCGCGCGCGAAACTTGCGTTTGACGTCCGTCAAATGCGGGTTCATTTGCCACGCTCTCACTATCATCAGCCCAAGCAATTGTGTAACTTCCTATCGTACCTTTGACTTCGACTGATTGTTTACTTTCAGCTTTTAATACTGGTATTAACTTCTCAGCTTTCCATCGATAATGATTTAACATCTTGTCAGCCTTAATCACTTCGTCGCGTGTTGTTGCTACTCGGATCAACGTCTCGCTCTCTTGTAGCAACGTCTCAACATTCTGTATCAATGCTTGCTTGTAATCTTCAGCGAGTTCTTTATCAGCTTGCCGCCATCGCCAGAAATTACTTTGATCTGGGAAACCATCGCGACCATTACAAATGTCTTTTAGAAATTCTCCGTCACCAAACCTAAGTAAGATTTGCTTGCAGATTTCCGCATTTTTCTTAGCCAACGTAATCTCCATAAAAAAATCCTTGGTCTAATTTTAGACGCAAGGATACACGCAATATTTTAAAGCAATACCGAATTATGTCTACTAATCGTTTAACAAATATTAGTTCGCAAAATAACATATTGTTTTCATTCATATAATTTTATTATGTCCTCGAATTTAGTGTAGTCCATGTGGTCACCATCAACGATGCAGTTAATTACATGGTTTAAATCACGATAGCCAAACCGCCTCATTATCTCCCTGCTCCATCGCAAATACTTCCGCACATAAGCTGGCTCCTCAATCTCATCAACAAAGTTAGCTCGACCATTTGGAACGTCGATAGATTTATAATCTAATATCTTGACCGCGACATCACTTCGCAAATACGAGACAGCTTTTCGTATCTCCATTGCCGCATCTTCTAACACGGAGTTTAAAAGATTATCCTCAACCCATTTTTGTATTATATCCTGACGTACTTTTGCTAGCGTCTGCTTAGTCGCAAACTGCCAGTCTTTTGACTGCTCACTAACATCAATATAATCGTCGTCGCTCACTTAAACTGCCTCAAAAAATTACGCGAGTTTACTTGCTCAACAGGCTCGACTTCATAAGGGCAACTGTTGAGGTTACAGGGCATTGTCTGAATGTTTGGACGCCCATGTCCCTTACGACCATAAGTGCTAATACTGCACGTCTCACAGCGTCCAGTGACGTGTAAATTACGAGACATTCGCCTTATTGTTTCCCAATCCTCCTCATACATTGCTATCGACATATTTCTTAAATATGTTTTGACTAAATCAAACTTATCCAACGTCGATAATTTCTTTGTTAGCAATCCAATCTGACTTCTGAACCTCGTCAAAAGTGTCACTGCATTCCGTTCCCGTTCCTGCATAATCGTGATATTTGTATTGCCCTCACTAAAATGTAGATTGTCGATGAACTCAGCTAACTTATTTTCGTCTCCACTTAATTTATTCAGCAACCTTCTAGTCCTGGTCAGTAGCTTTTTAGTTGTCGACAACTCTTTTAATAACTTTTGATTGTTTAATGTTTGATCGAGCAACTTGCCCTCAAGATCACGAACCTTTTTTTCGTATTCCTGCCGCACGTCATGTATGTAATTTTCACTCAAAACGGAATCTCCATATCTTTCACAATGCCTTTAACCTCCGCTAGTTTACTGCCAGGCATTTCATCTTTGCAGTACGCCAGAACTCGAAACTTATTTTCAAATGCCTCGACACATCGTGCCGCCTCATCCAAGCAATAGGTCTTAATTCCTTCACCCTCTGGACTAGTTGCAAACTGATAGGCATCTTCCCACGTCTCAAACAAACAATACGCGACACCGTCCGTCCTCCAGCTTGCCAAAGGATTAGGGTCGAGTGGCTTGTGGCCTTGCCTCTCTGCTTCCCGATCCAAAGCCGCCCAAGCCTTGACCATACTCGCTGAGTGCTTTTCAACCGCAAATTCATCATCATTATCAATAGCACGATCTAATTTTGCCGCTGTAATACCAAACTTCTGAGCCATCGCAGTACCGACGAGTTTTGGGAGACGATCTATGCCCCACTTCATCTCCATCTTCCGAGCGATTTCATCCGCCGGACGAAGTGAATAATACTTCGCCATCTTTTCGATGACACTGACATCTTGGGGGTTCGTTAATCGATCAGGTTTTATCATTTTACGATATTTCATCTCATCATCTCCCTACTTAAAAAATCGTTCTCCCGTGTTCTCCCGTAGCTAAAATAGCAAGCAACTTTGCGCCAGTTGTGCGCCAGTCTGAATCTGGCGCGCCAGTGTGCTATTTTACTTAGGGAGAAAAGTAGACTGGCGCAGACAAAA